GAGGCCGCACTGGCCGGCTTGCGCGTTCGTGGCGAGAGAGGTTCGTGGGACTAGAGAGTGGCGCAATCACGGCCGTCGTCGAGAGCTCTCTGGCGTATGCCGAGATACAAGACAGTGGCGGCACCGTAGAGCCTAAGACTGTCAAAAAACTAGCGATACCGATCAATGCTCCGCTAGGGAAGTGGCCTAGGCACTTCGGTCGAGAACAGCTCAAGCTAATCCCTAGGCCTGGACGTAACTCTTTGCTTGTCCAGCCTATCGGAAAGAATGGCAAGTTCGAGATCATGTTTGTGTTGGTTCCCAGGGTCAGCATCGTCGGCAGGAAGTATGCTTCCAGTGCGGCAAAGAAGGCCGAGCCAGGCGTGCTGATGATAGTCGAGAAAGGGATTGCAGCGGCGATTGGGGGCCAGGGGTGACCATCACAAAGCTAGCCATCCTTGATGACGTCGAGTCGTCGCTGTCGGCGATCACTGCAGGCAACGGCTACCGAACCACCGTACGCACGGTGGATCGCGAGGTGAAGGTCCGCCACGAGGTCGGCTTGCAGCAAATGCCATACGTCGGTTTCGGCTTGACCGAGACAGTGTCGGAGCCGCCATTGCCTGGCGGCCTCATCAGATGCGTATCCAAAATGACTGTGCTTGCTCACGTGAGTGCCGCTAGCGCCGATGACGCAACTACCGTCCTCGCCGGTCTAGAGGATGACATCATTGCGGCTCTTATGGGGGCCCCGACCAGAGGCGGCGACGCCATAGACACATTGTGGACGCGCACGGTAGAGGATGTGCCTGACCCGGCTTCGCCGACCTCTACCGGGCGAGGATCGATGGCTATGGAGTTCGAGATCCGATGGGTCCGATCTGTTGATAGGAGTGCATAATGGGGCTCGAGCAAAAACATGCGTTAGGAAGAAATCGACGGCTGTACGTCACCAGGGAAGTGACTCCAGGGACGTTCGTTCCGCCATCCGGCGCCGACGCGATCAAGGTGACCAAGAGCCAGATGGACATCACCGTAGAGAGGATCAATCGCAGAGACGCCAGTCAGACAGCATCCACGGTAGAGCGCATCACGGGGCGCCGAACGGTGTCATGGTCTGTCGAGTGCTACGCGTCTGGCAGTGGCTCGGCCGGCACTCCTCCAGACTACCACGATCTATTGCTGGCGTGGTTTGGCGGCTATGCCAACACGCCAGGAACCTCAGACGAGTATTCCCTCTCTGACTCGCAGTCTGCCAGGGGAACATGCTCGGTGACCCAAGAATTCAACTCGGTAGCGATGCAGTCACTTCGCGGCTCATGGGTAGAGCAATTGAAATTCAGCTACACCGGGACGTCGCTCCCGGTGTTCGCGTTCGAGGGCGGCGCGATGGATCTGCAGCACACCGGGGCCTCAACGCTCGACGGCTCAGCGTCAGATGGGGCCACCACTATATCTGTCGACGATATCCACAATTTTAGCGTCGGCTCAGTGATCAAGATCGGAAGCTCTGACAACTCCGCAGGTGATCCTCCAGGTCACCTAGTCACAGGCAAGGGCAACACATCGCTCACTGTGTCTCCGGCGGTCGACGGACTCCAGGCCGATGAGTCGGTCGTGGCCCCGTTTGTGCCCACAGAGGAGACCTCGGGGTCGCCGATCTCTCATGTGCTTTGCACTGCAACAATCGACAGCATCGAGCTTCCTGTCGTGAGCTTCGAGCTTGTCGGAAAGAACAACTTCAAGGCGCACGACGATGAGGCCGGGACCGCTACGGTATCGGATGTTACGCCCGGGTGGCGCGATATCACCGGGACGATCACCGTGCGAGCGAGGCAGGATCAGGCGCTGCATTTCGGCAAGTTCCTGGGCGCCACAGCCACGACTAGGTCTCTCGAGATCGTGGCCGGCAATTCCGATGGCAACACGATCACGTTCACGCTTGGACAGGTAGAGATAGAGAACGCCAAGTTCGAGGCGCCCGAAGCAGACGAATGCATGATCACTCTCCCGTTCTTCGCGCGAGGATCGTCCGGAGCGGATGAACTCAGTGTGACTTTCACTTGAGGTAGATTGGAGGGACGAAATGCCCAGAGAAAGAAAAGGTACCGCTGATGATGAGATGGTCTTCATCCCGTCGATCGACGGCAACAGAGACGACCCAGACCCATTCACGGTGACAATTAAACCTATGACCGCCGGCGAAATGCTGCGCATAGAGAGAGGCCTAGGTGACTTCACCTCCGCGAAGATCAACTTCGCGGAACGCGCGCAGACACAAGTAAAGTCACTATTGGCGTCTAGAGTAGTGAGCGTGTATGGCTACACTGTCACCCACCCCAAGACCGGTGAACGTATTTGCCCGCGCAATGGTGCTGAGCTCTATGCCGCGATCATGAGCTATGGCGACGACAAGGAAGCATCAATCATCGACGAGATCGTGACCGCGATAAAGGATATGTCAAAGCTGAAAGAAGGCCTACGGGAACAATCAGGCTCGCAGTCCGGACAGTAGCGCTTGGCGGAGAGGCCTCGCGCTGGGGCTGCGAGCGTTGCGGCAGACAGGACATGACTGGAGATCCGGCTACGGAAGAGTCGAGGAGACGCATGAGGAATTGCGACGGCGTCACCAACCCAGGGTTCTATTTACCGTTCGAACCAGGATTGCGTCGATGCCCTTGGTCTGTGGTGGAGTGTGCTTCCGTCATCGCGATCGAATGGTGGCACGATCGCAAGCGTTTCGGCTCAATGCCGTTTGGCGGCCACGATCTCATGACGCAGCCTGCATATGTGTATGAGGCCATGCACGCTGTAGACGACGCAGTGACAGAGGTAGAGCGAGAGGCCGCGGAAAAAGAGAGGGGGACATGAGCCGCAACATCATAGCCATCGCCATACAGGTGCGCGAGAACGCCAGCAAGGTCTTCTCTAGCATCGTAAGTAGCGCGTCAGGAATGGCTGCGAGGCTATCGTCTGCATGGTCGTCAACGTCTAAGACATTCGGGACTTTTATCCGGACGCTGGACTCGGGCGTTAATCTGGCGGAGAAAGCGTTCAGGGGCGCTTCCAGGGCCGCCTCTTTCTTCATTGAGCAGTCTGTAGCTAGGAGGTTCTCGTTCGATCCGCAGCTTGTTGAAATAAACAAGTTCGTGAACGCGGTGCAGGATTCCGCGGGCAGAATAGGCGATATGTTCTATCCGGCCATAGTCGGGTTGACTGAGGCTGTTGGCCCAATGATCGAATCGTTCGACGAATGGCTCAAGATCAACGACACAATAATAAAACATGACATTGTTGATTGGCTGGCTAACCTGTCCAGTGTGCTCGTCAACGTGGTCTCAGCATCGGCGGTCACCGCGACTAAAGTGTTTTTTGGTTTCGCATACTCATTCAGCGCGGTGAAGGCTGCAATGGCTGGCTTGCTCGAAGGCGCGCTTTCGGTGGTCCCTGGGGCCGACGGCCTGAAGGCGTCATTGTCCAGCATGGGGATAGAGGCCGCCGACGAAATGGAGAGGCTTAAAGACGAAACGAACGATGCTGTGTCAGCTGTGGATGCATTGCAGATCAAACTGACTGACTTGATCGCTAAAGCGAGATCGGAAGGCCACAAGGCCGTGCTGCTCCCGGTCTTTCGATCAAGCAGGAAGACGTCCGATCTGGAAGCTAAGGCAAAAAAGGAAGAAGAAGAAAGGAAAGCTAGAGAGCTTGCACTGGCGGATAGCATCTCAAGACTCAAGATTGATACGCTGAAAAAGCAAGCCGATCTTCATCTCGAGTATCTGAAAGCAGAGCAAGAGGACGTAGAAAGAGCACAGAAGGCCGGCGACGAAAGAATGCTGTCGCAAGCAAAGACCAGTCTAAGAGGTCTCGAAGAGGCATGGCGGGACTTCGGTGCTAGAAGACGTGAGTCTGCTGAGGTCAACGGCGACGAGCTAACAGAAATGGAGAAAGACAGATTCATCGCGCTGCATGACATAACAAAGGAGTACACTGAAACCGTAGCCGGGGTTCTCGAGTCCGGATTCGGTGCTTTTGTTTCTGCACTCAAGCAGACAGGATCGGTACTCGACGCGCTGAAGGACATGTTCCGGTCATTTGTCGACTACTTGATCGTTCAGTTACTGCGTATCCTCGCGCTAAAAGCGGCTGAAGCGATCATAAATTTCTTCGTCCCTGGCGCGGGGACAGCCATAGCGGGGGCGGCCGGGACCGCGCTTAATGTCGCGCAGCATTCGAGCGGCGGGTACGTGCAGCGTGCGGCATACGGACTCGGAGTCACTGGCGGCACACCAGGGGTCGACTCGGTGCCGATTCTTGCCATGGCCGGCGAGCGAGTGCTGAGCCGCGCCGAAACCAGAGCATACGAGGCCTCGCACGCCAGAGGAGACGTATCGCCGTCGCCTGCAGCAGCGACCAATCAGACGATCGTCAATCAGTCGATCGTCGCGCTCACCTCATCGAGAGCTCAGCTGAGACGACTGCAGCGCGATGTGCTCGAGCCCGAGCGGCGAAGATTAGAGCGCAGCAAGGCGATCAGGGTCTGATATGGCTTGGGTGAGCGAGGCTCTAGAGCAATGGGAGATCGACGCGATGGCTCGCGGAGCATCGTTGCTGTGTGGCGGCAACGCTCTTGCTCCATCGGTTGCAGCCGAGGAGTGGACCCTGTCAGATGGGTGGATCGGGGCGTCGACTAGTGACTCTTCTGCTCCGCCGTCTAGAGCTAGAGATCATCGAGGTTCTCTAGCTACTCGACCAGAGGGCGCATCAGGCGAGTCGTCCGTTTCGTTGCTCTTCGATCTTGGCTCTTCGCCGATCACGTTCGACTGCGCGTTCGTGCTCGGCCACAACGCGCCGTCTCTCGGCGAGGTGGAGATCGGTCTAGCAATTTCTGACGTGAGTGACTTCAGCACCGGAGATCCCAGCACGGTGGAGATCGCGACATGGTCACCGACCACCCTGTCTAGGCTGTCGTCTCTGACCCTAGGCGGCGCAGACGGCGAGCGATACTCCGGCGTCAGGTACGTTAGGCTGCAATTCAGATCCGCCGGTGCACTCGCCGCGAACCCTGAGGTCACCGAGCTATGGCTCGGCAGACGGCGCCAGCTCGAGATGGCTCCTGAGCTCCCATTCGATCTGGATGCTATGAAAGCAAACGAACGTGACGCGTGGACTGGTTCGGTCCGCAATCGCTACGTCGGTCATCATGGTCGCGCTATGCTTAGCCCAATATACCGAATGGCGAATGAGGACCGAAGCCTCACACAGATCAGGCTTTGGTGGGCCGAGTGCGGTCATGGCAGAACGCGCGCGATCTGCGTCCCCGATTGCAGCAATCCGTCATCGTTCTTCGTTTGTGATGCGAGCAGCTTTTCGGCACGTCTTGTTCGCGGCAACATAAGGGAGGTGACCGTATCTCTCGATGAGTCCCTACCGTTCCTGTCCGGGGGTGCATGATGCCGGCATCGCTATCAGAGGGTGAGCTGTCCGCTAGGGCGGACGATCTGCCGATGCTGGTCTCCGGCAATGTTCTTTTGCGCTCAGACGTGCATGAGCCTCAGTGGCGCGTCTCTGGTAGTTGGGATTCCGGCACCGATGCCAGTGACTACGTTACAGCTCCACCGTCTAGATCGATCGACGGCCATGGCCATGCTGTCACCTCACCGATCGAATGGGAGGGCGACATATCTCTCATGTTCGACCTCGATCTCGACGGTGAAGAGGCTGACTTCGTGATGGTGTGGAACCACAATCTCCACGTGTTCAGCGGCTCTAGGGTGAGCTTCGAGGTCGCAGAGGAGAGTGACTTCTCAGATTCCGTACAGGTTTGCGTTTGGACCCCTGCTACCGATGGTCGCCTTGTCTATGCGTCTGATCTGAGGTGGACTGCGCCGCGGTATGCGAGGCTCAGGATCACGCGCGATTCTATAGATTCGACCGTCCCGTACGTGGGCGAAGTGTTCTTTGGGCGGTCGTATCAAATGCCCGCTAGACCACTCACGCCATATGACTCTCTGGCCACAGAGAGTGATCATGTTGACCATGCTGGGTGGACCGGAGAGTCGACGAGGTATCAGACGACCGGCGGACGTCGAGTCTTCGATCTGTCTTTCACGGTCGCGGCATCGAACGTCTACTCGATAGATCATTCGGAATCACTTCGCTCCTGGTGGCGCGGATGCGATCATGGCACCAGGCCGAGCATATTCGTCCCCGCTCCAAGCAGTGATCCGAACAATGCCATCGTAGTGTACCCGGAGACGTGTAGGTTCGGCCTCATGAGGACTTCGCCTTTTGTTCGCGATTTCGCGTCTAGACTGATAGAGTCGATGCCGTTCTTCGCAGACGAGACAGCGCAAGAATCATCAGGCGCTACATTCCATCTTTGGGCCGACGGCACTTATGGCGTGGTTTGGGATACGAATGCGTCGTCTTCGGCTCCGAGGTATTCCGATACTGGGGCTCAACCTTGTGTCTTTCGACGTCCAGACATGACGTTCAGG